GGAAGAGGGTGCAAAAAGCCTGAACTGTACCCTAACAGTACAGTTCAAGTGAAGTATCTTGATAATTGAATAATATGCTAGAAATACGTTTTTCTAGGTACCCGGAAGCAAATCGAGCCTATGTAAGGGCGTTTGTAGGAACGCGCCGCACTTGTGGTTGAAGGATTAGGTGAGACTGAATAACCGGTTCAACAAAGCACTAACAGTCACAGTTAGATAAAATGTGGCCACCCTGCATTCTGCGGGGATAGTCTCCAGAAACTACCGCTATTCGGGTTAGCGGCAAGTCAGGAAAATGCACGGATATAAAGTCGTCCCCCAAACGGTGGAAGTTCCGGCTGGTAGTCTGATTAAAGTTGCGTGCGTATACGCTGACTACACTTTGTAAACTTTACAAACATCAACCTTGGAACGTTAAAAAACAATAGGCTAGTCAAGGTTTGATAGCAAATACATAACCCCAGCACAGCCCAGCAGGTCACTGTTTCTTGGCCTGCTTTCCACTGCCCGCAAGGGTAGAAAAAAGCCGCCCATGCTATACCTAGGCGGCAGAAAAGGGGGTCTTGCCAATGTACACCGACTTTGGTTACATAGGCTCTGATGGCATCGAGTACGCAACACTCGATGAAGCTATCGAAGCCGGGGCCGCATAGGCAAGCGGAGTGTCACTGTTTATACGGCGGCACTCCGTCCTCTTATCTGTAGTTTACCACAGAGCTTACCACTCTGTCAATATTTTATCACCGAAAGGCAAGAAAGGAAGTATCTTATGTTCACTTCTACCGCTACTGCTGTCGTTACCGCCGCCCGTTCTGTCAACACTAACCGCACCCGTGGGGATGATGACAAGAAGTTTGCAACCAACGTTGCTCGCTTCAAGGCCGTCAAGAACGGCACTATCGAAAAGGGCAAAATGCCCGACCCCGACAAGCGTGAATGGGTACTTTCCCAGGAAGATTGGGAAGCCCTCTGTGACGCTGAATCCGCCGTTTACCTGTCTGCCAAGGGTCTGAATACCTGCAAGCCGGAAGACCTCGACCAGCGCAAGAAGTTTTTGGCCGATGACCTGACCCGTCTTCTTCGTCTGTGTGACCCCGATTTGCGTGTCGGCTCTACCCAGGCCGGTATGCACTTCTTTGAGAATATCCGCGCTTTCGCTGTCAAGAACGATGTTTTCAACGATGGCAAAGCATATCATGTCAACGTTGCTTTGAATGCTTTCATCAAGAAGCTGGAACTTGAATTGGCGGTCGTTTTGAACGGCACCACCTTTGCCCCCGACTGGGAACGCGACTACCAAAAGGCTATGTCCACTCTGCCCAAGCGTATCCGCAAGGCCAAGAAGGCTCTGGCCGACCGTGAACAAGACTTGGAAACTGCCAAGAAGGAACTTGATTTTATTCAGAAAACCATTGGCAAGGTGGCCGCCAAGAACCACACCAAAGAGATGGACGAACAGGTGGCCGCCGCGTCCAAGAAGGTCACGAACATTGAAGGCCAGTTTGAATCTATCAAAGCCGCCATCACTGACCTGGAAGAAAAGCATGGCAAGGCTATTGAAGAACATTCTGCCAAGCTGGAAGAAGAGCGCCAGAAGGCCGCTGGCGTCACTGCCCCCACCGTTAAAGGCTAAAGCACCCCTATGCCCGGAGTTGGTAGGCCGGGGGAAGGAAGCATCCTACCACCAAATCCAAACCATAAAATGAAAGGAAGCCCCATCATGAAAAAGCTAACAAAATTCCTCACTCGCTTCACCCTCTTCAGCGCCGCCGCGTGCGCCATTCTCTTTGGCCTTCCCGCCCTGGCCACTCGCCACCCCTTCATCCTGTTGGCCGTTTCCCTGTCCGTTTTGATTCTGGCCGTGTATGCCATTCACAAGCCGGCAGCCAACCCCAAAGCGGCGAAGCACCGCACCGCTACCCACCGCAAAGCGGCCTGACCCTGAATCCCATTATGAATATCATAAATAAGTTCTTTGCGCTCTGACTTCACCGCCAGGGCGTTTTTTATTGCAATGAAAGGAAGTCCCAAATGAAACCTCGCCGCATTTTCTCCGCCCTCCTCCTCTCCCTCGGCCTTATCCTCCTGACCTTCGCCGCCACCTGCCGCCTGGTTATGACCAACATCCAAATTGATTATGACCCATCCAGCCCTGCAACCGTCACCCTCACCGTCTTTGGCCAGTCGGATGAATACGCCCTGGCCATTGATGCCGATTGAATTCCCTGCAAAAAAACAGCATGTAATGAAAGGAAGTACCTAAAAATGTTGAATTCTCTTTATGCCCTCATCCTCACCGATTCCCTTCACCTGCCCACCATCATCGGCTATTTCAATACCCGTCCTGCCGCCTGTCAAGCCCGCCAGAGTGCCCGCGCCTGGCTGGAAGATGAATCCCAGTCGGTTGAAAGCCTCAAGTGCTTCTCCGCCGCCGCAATGAACATTCTTGACCAGTGCCGCACCGCAATCGAAAAGAACCCCGCGCACTATATAGACCTGCGCATTCGGCCTGCCGATGACCTCTTCGACCCCGAAACAGCCCCGTTCCGCGTCTATTATGAAACCGCAACCGGCGACCGTCACTTCACCGTTATGGAAGCCATCACGGATCTTACCGCTTCCCGTATCGTTTCCCACACCGTTCCTAACTGTACAGTTATCGTAACGGCCTTCCCGGATGAGCATGTTGAAACCGTTGGCTACACGGAAGTCAAGCCGGAAATGCTGGATGCCCTCGCCCTTCATCAGCCCAAACCCACCGCCGATTCCCTCGCTGAATTCGCCAAGCTGGCCGAATCCGGCATCATCACCCGCAGCCAGTTTGAAACCTTTGCCCATCACGCCGTCAACTCTCCCCTGCCCAATGAAAACTTCACGGACCTCAACGCGCTTGCCGATATCCTCCGCAAAGCCCTGGATGAAGGCACCCAGATCATTCTCTGATTGAAAGGAGTCCCGCAATGAAACTGCAATACCACAAAATCCGTGGCGTGGATAAGTCCGTCTGCACCGCAGAGCAGAAAATCGCCTATAACATGACCTCCCGCATCTATGGCGATATCCGTTTTGCCAAAGTCTGGCAGCAGTATGATTCCGGCAAGGTTCCCGCCTTCCTCCAAAATGATTGGGAATCCAAAGCAATTCAAACCTACTTTACCACCTGGCAGCGCGATTATAACAAAGCGTCCGCCCATTACAACGAAGACGCAATCTTCAGTGCCCTGCGTGCCGGCCTGCATGATTTTATCTGCCACCACGGCCCCATCCTCACTACCTATAAAGAAGTCGGCCAGGCGTTTCCCGCCCACTACCTCTAAGCCCCGCTGAAAGGAAGTACCAAAATGATTGTCATAAAAGAGAATGAACGTCTTTACGCAACCTCCTGGCAGTATAACTCTGCCCGCATCCTCACACGCCTGGCCCAGCTCATCACCGCCCAGGGCGGCAAAGTGAAACCCTTGTATCCCGCCGTCATCTCTGACCGCAACCTGAAAGAAGCCTGCACCGCAACGCAGCGCCGCATTGAATCCTCTTCAACCCTCCATCCCAAAGTGCGGGAACCGCTGATTTCCAACCTCCAAAAGGAACTCGCCCTTTTCCAGTCCATCCCCAACGCCCCCATCACCGTCACCCACACCAGCTATATCAACTTCGCAATGAACGGCGTTTACTACTCCTATAGCCTGGACAATAACCCCTTCTTTCCATTCCACTACCTCAAAACCCCTATCGAACCCAAAAGCGAAACCTACTCCGGCGATGCCTGTTTGGAAGAAAGCTCCAAGTCCTGGTTTACTGACCCGCTTATCGGCTTTGGTTGCCCTGATTCCGAGATTGAATCCGCTGCTGGGGCCATCCTCTCCCTGCTCCTTGCCGCCCCACTCTCCACCATTCGCCACGATACCAAGCGCACCCGCATTCCCAACACTTACAATTCTGGCTACCACTTTGAAACCATCCCCATCAAAGAGCGCCGCATCAAGATTGATTTTTGAACGTCAATCTGTTATACTATAATTAAAGAAAGGACGGTGCCCCATGGCCCTCGATAAAAACGACATTGAACTCCTCCGCCAGATGATGACGGAAGTATCCCGCAAAGTATCCCGTGAAGTATCTCGCGAAGTATGCGGTGAACTCATTAAAGAATCCGAAACCCGCATGATGGCCTACATTGAAAGCCATATTGAAAAGAAGCTTGATATGACAATTGAAGCTGTCAACGCTACCAACGAACGTATCGACCGCCTGACTAACCGGATTGACGACCTGAGCGAAACCACTCTCGCAAACACTCTGTATATTGTCAAGAATGCAAGCGGCAAAAATCCTCCCCAGGCCCAGTAAAAAATGAATCACAACCCCCCATCGCGCCTTGGTTTAATCCCCCAGGGCGCTTTTCTTATCTTCCAATATTTCAGAATTAAGTAACAGTATTGTCAAAGAAAGGTTGAACCCAAAATGAAAACCAAAGCCCGCCACCCCTTCAACCTCCAGTCCGAACTCTCCCGCCTGGAACTCAACGGTGCCTGCTCTTATGACGGCAAACCCCTCATCCTCCTGGAACAAGCCTACTGCTCCTATGATTGTTACCACGGTATTGCCCAGTACGTTGCCACAGCCATCTGCCCCAACGAAATCGCCGATGATTTCACCGCCCCGTGCTATGTCGTCACCTGGCCCATCATCCGCCCCTCTGCCGAAAACGAAGAGGATGCCTGCGATTGGTCCAACCCCGATGGCCTCACCCCCCACGGCGAATATGATTTGGAACGCCGCTATTATTATTGATGTCCAACTTTTTGCACTGGCACGCAACAACCATTCGTTGTATAATCCAATCATAAACCAAACCGCAAAACAAAATTATTTCTCCGTTTCCACCAAACTTTTCAAGTCAAAATCCGCATAAATTCTACCATCTTAACAAATCTTGTGAACAAATTGTAAATTAAAAAACGAATCCGCAAGCCACAAAGCTGCGCAGCATGAAAGGAAGTACTGCCCCATGTCTACCCAAATTCTCAACCTCACCCCGCACGAAATCAACATTGGCACTGCCTCCATCAAGCCCTTCGGCGTAGTTGCCCGCGTCTATGTTGAATCCATCTCCGACGGCGAATTCACCACCGCTTCCGGCGTAACCATCCCCATCTCCCATTCTTACTATGGCGATGTCGAAAACCTGCCAAACCCCATGCCCAATACGATTTACATTGTCAGTGCTCTTGTTGCTTCCCGCGTTCCCACCCGTTCCGATGTCTTTTACCCCTGCTGTATGGTTCGCGATACCCAAGGCCGCGTCATCGGCTGCAAAACCCTCTGCTGTGCCGCCGCCCCCGTCCTCGCCGCCGTCCACTAACCTGCGGTGCAAAACGATTCAAGAAAGGAATTACCAACCATGATTACCGATTCATCTGCCTTGAAAGTTGCCAAAGCTAAGTTTGCAGACCTTGTTCAGCAGGAGGACTAACCATGCTTCATCACATCACTCTCGCCCAGCTCTGCACTTTTACCTCTCCGGCCACACAATTCGGTGCCGACAATGAACCCTATATGGTTCTCCAGGTCAACCGCAACCCCATGGATTTTCAGCAGCTCACCTCCTTCCTCTATGAATTCATTTACCCCACCCCCGCTTCCCGTGAGGATCTTCTCATGGCCTCCGCTTATCTTTCCAACATCAACAACGGCAGCCGTGAAGGTTTTTCCTCCAGTCATCCCCGCCTGCTTCTCATCTCAAAACTTTCCGGCCAGAGCATTTATAATCTCGACCCTACCCCTGATAAGATTGATGCTGTCCAGAACGATATTGATACCGACTTGGAGTACAGTACCGCCCGCCTTTTCATCCTTGAATGTACCGGCAAAGAAAAATGGACCGTTCATCATGTGACCGACCGCTATAATCCTATCAACTTCCGTGACACCCCCGTCATCTCTGCCCTTGCCCGTACCCGCATCCTTGCCGATACCGCAACAGCCTACCACGACGAAAACGATTCTCTTCTTCTCAGCTCTTATGTTGACTATCTCAATTCCCACTTTGAAGCCTTTGCCTGCACCAGCGATACCGAGACCTTAAAGTTGCTGGCTCTTACCAATAAAACCATCTCCAATATTCTCTATCGCGTCCTTCAAATCGCCGATGAAAACCCGACCAAGTTCAGCCTCTAATTAAATCACTCCACTATAAAAGCCCTGCCCACCCGCAAGGCTTTTTTCTTTTACCCATTCAAAATCAAATCAAGAAAGGAAATCTACCATGACTGACTTTGAAAGAAAAATCACTTCCGAAAAAGCTCTTGACGCCGCCATCCGCCAGCTCAAAACCCAGGACGACTGGTTCCTCACCACCAAAACCGGCCTGGCAAAACGCATTGTCACCCTCTACGATGAAATTATTGCCGCTGCTGATTTCCCCGTCTCTCTTCCCGTCCGCGATGTCCTCAACTACAGCTCTGCCGCCTTCATGAATTATGTCAAGCTCGGCTGCAACTACATCACCCGCAAATTCAATGTCCGCCACAGCCCCACCACCGTTTACTCTTATGGCTACAACTATAGCAACGAAGCCATTCACGAAAAAGCTTCTTATCCTTACACCATTGATGATTTCTTCGCTGACCCTCTTCGCAAGTCTCTGTTCGTTATCGGCTGCTACAACTACCTGCACGATGTTATTGACGGCAAAATCAAACCTACCAAGATGACGGAAGCCAAAGCCGAAACGAAACCTCTCACTCTCCAGTCCGCTACCACTCTTGCCGCTCCTCCCATCGCGCCCACCATTCCTATCACCAAAACGAACACTGTTTCCTGTTCCGCCACCAAAACCTGCGCCGTCTATAAACCCGTGCCTCAGAGTCCCGCAAAACCGTAACACAAGCGCAAAACCCGTTCCCATTCCAAACGCCGGACGC